GCGAACTCTCAGTCCCCAAAAAATTCATCCATAAGTTTATGTGCCAAGAACCAATAAAGAGGATATGCAATCGCAAATCCCACAACGACTAACACATCGATAATTGTAATGTTATACAAAAAATCCATATCGCCCACCTAATCAACTTCTGTAAGTGAGTCTTGAGCAAATGTAGTAACTTGTTCAAGAATATCAAAAGCTTTATCAATATCTTGTTTTTCATCAAAGATATGACATTTAACCAAAATATCAATTGCTCCTGAAAGTTCATTCATATGTTTGAGACATTCGAAAGGAGTCAATGAGGAATCAATTACCTGCTGAGCTTTGTTTTCAAGATGCTCAAAAATCCGTTGTTTATTGTGAATCATATGCCCCTTAATGCTCAATTTTTAACTTAACAGACTTCGCTAGTTAAGCTAAAAATTCGAGCTCATAATCACTTATCAAAGACCATGTATTGCTAAAATAAGAACGATCTTGGATTCAACCAAATAAGCTAGCTAGGTCGCTCAGCGCTCCCATTTATTAAGACGCTAGACAATTTTGAATCCCATTTTTAGAAATATTTAGTGTTTTCCAAGTAATAAATTTACAGATCACTATCTTTTAAAAAAGCGGTACGAATGTAGTTGTACCAAACATAACCACAAAGAACAAAAAAGTTTAACAGGATTAAAAACCACTCTATGTAATCAACTTTATGCATTTTTATTTCCCCCAATTTATTCCTTAATAATACAACAAAAATTTACTTAGTAATCAAAAAGAAAAAGAACTTTGTGCATTAGCCCCATTCACAGTAGAACGTTGCAGATTTGACTGTACTTGATTGTTAGCCTGCACAGGTTCAACAACATTAGACACTTGAGTAGTAGTAGGATGCTGGACAGCTTGTTGGTATTGGTTTTGAGCAAAATAATTAAATGGACGATCACCCTTAATAATCCGCTTGCAATCGGACGGGTTAAGATCATGAACAATAGTACCTTGTTGAGTATAACCAACTAACTTGCCGTGATGATCCGTCATGCAACCAGATAAAACAGGTTTAGCCGTAACTTGATAAGTAACAGTTTCTTGAATCTTATCGGCAGACTCAAAAGGCTTAGACGGATCATAACTAACTTGCTGTATCGTAGAGCCTACAGACTCACCATTTTTTGTTAAACGATTGAAATATTCTTTACATTCAGGCTTATCAACATTTACCCCCTTACGGCAATCCTCATCACTCAGTTTCACTTGATTGGTAACATCCTTGACAGGGTCAGCTTCTTTTTTTGGTGCATTCTTTTCAACAGCAGTTGTAAACTTCTTAGCATCCTCTTTTGTGCCTTTCATGAGATACCAAGATAACCCCGCAATAATAGCCACAATGATAGCCATACCACCGATAAAGCCCATTAACTTGATATTACGATGATATGCACGGCCAGAAGAATTACCGTCCTTCGTAGACGTATACAGCTTGTAATACTTCTCCTCAATTGAATACGTATACTCATCATAAGCCTGAACCTTAACAGACTTAGTAATCGAGTTTTGAACCTTTGTAAAACAATAAGCCTTTGAAGTTTTACTACCGTTAGCCTCGCAATAAATGTACTGATTCACTAATTTGCGTACATCGGCATTTAAGAGCGCAGGATCAGGCGAAGTCATCCAAATATCACAATGGTTATGACGCACCATTGTTATATCAACGATCTCAGAATCTCGTCGACTAGAGAAGTGCTTTGAGAACTTCTCATGTGTCTGTACCTCATCAATAATAATCAGGCTGTAATGCTCACACTCACGCCAGTCATCTGGCAGAGGTTGAATGTAATCACATAGCTCAGCATGTCCTCTTACATTAGAATAAATGTTCTTATAAATACCGCTTTTATGAGCCGCTACAGCATCCTTAACCGTGAGATACGTTTTCCCCGCGCCAAAGGCGCCACATGTTAAACGAAGTGTGCCACCTGCTTGTTTTTGATCAAACATTATTGTTTCTTCCTAATCATTAATTTGCCTGAATTAAGTGTCAGTAAAAAAAGAGCTACAGAGACAAAAGAGCTAATAAAATGGTCTATTCGACAAATGCCCATCATTTGCAAAAGCATTGAAGGAATAGAGTTGAGATCACCAATCATTGAATTGAAAGCAGCACGTACAGCAACCAAAATTCCGACATAACTAACTACCGACAGACCAGCGCCAGCAATGACCTTTTGAACTGAATTTTTAAGAAGCCACTCACCGAGAATTGCAAGAAACTTAAGCATTACCATTCCTCAAGCCAAGCATTAGAAAAATAAGGCTTCCTAAATAACCTAAGCCTTGAATATAGGGCGCGGCTTGCTCTCCATAGGTACAGAAAAAGGTTAAATCCTTATCAAAATCAATAGAGCCAATTAAACCCATTGGAATCGAGACACGCTCTGGAGAGAATGGACAAGTTTTGCCAAAAACAACCATATCCTGACGGTGATAGGTTTCAATATCTTCGTTTTCTACTTCTAATTTTTCGTCTTTTAATTCTGGTTTATCCTTCATCCATTTATCAGTAACCTTCCAATCGTCATACCATTTGCAGACAGTGAAAGCCCACTCACAAAAATTCGGGAAAGTTATTGAAATAGATTGTGGCTTAGTCTGAGGATCAGTTGAACCCGAACCGCTACCAGAACCCGTACCTGTGCCTGTATCAGAACCAGAGCCTGTGCCCGAACCCGTACCTGTGCCCGTACCAGTTCCCGTGCCCGTACCAGTTCCTGTGCCAGTACCAGTGCCAGTACCTGTGCCTGTACCAGTTCCTGTACCACTACCCGAACCAATTGAGCCCGTTGCTGTGGCACCATCTGTACGCCAACTACGATCATTTTTATTACTATCACTAGGTGAAGAACCGTAGCGAGGATCACCAAAAGGCGCAGGTTGACCATCTGGAGTTAAAGGAGCATTTCTTAATTTATCATCCATCTGATTGGCAAGATCTTCACCAACACCATTGGAATGTTGATAAGCACTAGCAACTGAATTATCCATCTGACCAGTATTAACACGAGCATCAATACTCTTATCAACAGGATCATGATAGCCTTCACCCATCATTGCAGCACCCAGTAAAGGTGCAGTAAGTTCGATTTTTTCAGGTTTAATAGGATTAACACGAGGTACTTTATAAATCGTAATATTCCCCATATTGTCACTTGAACCATCTTCACGAACATAAGATAAAAAACAATTAGGAGAATTAAACTGCGAACTAGCATCAAGATAAGTTGGATTTAATTTTAAAATAACAGAAGGTGATCCAGAACAAGCAGCACTCAAAGAATTGAAAGCAGTACCAGGATATTTAATCGGATAATATTCGTATTTTGGATCAGCTTCATCAGGGTCTTTATATTTGACATATGAACCGTCTTCCATAACCCAACCAATAGCCTCGATCAACTGCATAACAGCAGCTACACCTACCATCTGAACACCCGGATTACGAGCGTAAAAAGCTACACGTTGAAGCATTGTAGAACCAACTTTACCCGCAGTTGGAGTAGCTTCAGCAATAGCAATTTTAGTTATGGTTTTACTTCTACCTGTAGCAGCATCAGTCTCAAGAAATGAGGACGCAGAACGACCATAAACGCGTTTTGCATAGTTTTCACGATTTTGTTGTAATTGAATTTCGCGTTGTTCCCACCAATCATCATCAATTGCATGAGCTTCAACAGTGAAAAAAACAAGACTAATTAGCAATAAACGAATGAACATACTAATCCCCCGACAATACAATCCAAAACGCTGCTAGAACCACAAAGATGAAATAGAATGTCATTTCATTTACCCCATTAAAAAAGGCGGATGCGGTGCGTACGGTCGTGCGCTCCTATCCGCCTTTTTTATGTTATTCGTTAGCCCAACATAGATAAGGCTTTACGAATTCCCCAAGCTACATAAGTTGGTAATGCTTTAAGCGTACCAGAAGCCATTAAGCCGCCAATTACAGCAACACCCGCAAGACCGACTGTTAAGTCGATAGATGTCGAACCAGTGTCCGCAAAAGCACTTGACATAGTTACAAGTGTTACGCCTGTAGTAGCAAGTGCATAGCGAACTGCTGTATTAGGTTTTTTAACAGGTTGTTGAGTAGTATTTTTAGTTTCCATGGCTATACCTCCATATCGTTAGAGCCAAGTAGTTTTAAATTAGTACGAATCGCGGAAGCGACGTACCATATCAAAGCCGTAGCGGAGATTAACGCTGCCACCTTTTCAGGCGGTAAATTGTTTAATTCATCCATCCAAGACTGTTGATGCAAGACGACGATGCAGTAATTTATGCCGTCAATCACAGTTGTAACTGAGCAATCGTCTACTACCATCGTCAGAATCCTTTAGCCTTTACAATTAGAGATATGAGCCATGTTCACCCCTTCATAAAAAAAGGTGTTTCCACATTCTTGACAGATGTAAATTAAACAGCTCATAATATCCCCAATATTTAACGTAAGTTATTGATTTTTTTACATATT